CGATCTCCACGTCAACGTTCCGCTGACCAACGTCTCTGTCGCCTACATGCAGGACAAGGCGCAGTTCATCGCGGACAAGGTGTTCCCTCGGGTCCCCGTCCAGAAGCAGAGCGATCTGTACTGGAAGTACTCGAAGTCCGACTGGCGCAGGACGGACGCGCAGAAGCGTGCACCCGGCACCGAGACGGCCGGAGTCGGCTGGAAGGTCGACACGGGGCAGTACTTCTGCGAGGTCTGGGGTGTCCACAAGGACATCGACGACCAGGTTCGTGCCAACGCCGACAGCAACTGGCGGCTGGACTCGGACGCGACCACCTTCGTCACCAACCAGCTGCTGCTGCGCCGTGACCTGGACTGGAACGACAAGTTCTTCAAGACCGGCCAGTGGGGTACCGACCTCACCGGCAAGACCGGCACCATCGGTGCTGGCGAGTTCCTGCAGTGGAGTGACCCGAACTCGGACCCGATCGTGCAGTTCTCCGACCTGCAGACGAACTTCGTGGAGCAGTCAGGCCGCAAGGCCAACACGCTGGTCCTCGGTGCTCGTGCGATCACCCAGCTGAAGAACCACCCGGACATCATCGACCGGATCAAGTACACCCAGCGTGGTGTGGTGACCACCGACCTGCTCGCGTCGCTCTTCGACGTGGAGCGGATCCTGGTCAGCTACGCGACGGTGACTGACGTGGCCGAGATCAACGACGCTCGGGCACAGGACACCGCGGCCACCTACCGGTTCATGGGCAACAGCAAGTCGGCACTGCTCTGCTACACGCCGAGCTCGCCGTCCCTGATGACGCCGGCTGGCGGCTACACCTTCACCTGGAACGGCTACCTGGCGGGCAACTCCTACGGCATCCGGATGAAGAACTTCCGCATGGAGCCGATCGCTGCGGACCGCATCGAGGGCGAGATGACCTACGACATGCGTGTCGTCGCCAAGGACATGGGCATCTTCCTGAGCGCTGCGGTGGCGTAGTCAGAACTACCCTGGAGATGGGCTGTGGGTCATCGGCCCGCGGCCCATCTCTGCGAAGGAGAGAAGATGCCTAGTCAGCTGCTGAAGAACGACAAGATCTCCTTTGTGGTGGCCAAGCCGTTCACCTCGCGGGACAAGACCTACGAGGTCGGTGAAGACTTCCCCCAGGAGGACGCTCGGGACATCGAGGTCTTCGTCCGGGCCCGGTACGTCATCCCGGTGGTCGACAGCATCGAGGACAAGCAGCACATCCGGCACTGGCACCGGCACATCCGTCCCAAGGACGAGGTGCTGGCCCGGCTGGAGCGGGAACGAGTCCAGCTGCGGATGCCGCACGAGTACGACTCGGACGAGGTGGTGGACATCACGGTGCTGACCCACCCCCACACCACCCCCGAGCCCGAAGGGGATGGCGAGAGCGCACTGCCGGAGGAGACCACGGTCACCTATGACCCGCCCGCACAAGAGGGCGATGAGGAGCCTGAGCCGCCGGAGAGCCTGGAAGAGACCTACGACCCGGCCGAGCACAACGTGGACGCGGTGAAGGAGTACATCGCCGAGCATCCCGAGCAGAAGGACCAGGTTCTGGCGATGGAGGCGGCCGGTCGAGGACGCAAGGGACTCCTGGGAGATGACGAGTGATGGAGAGCGCATTCGGTATCGACCACGGTCACGAGGAGATCGCCAAGCTCGGCTTCGGTGGTCTCGGTGGTGCTATCGCCGGCGGCACTAGGAAGCTCGCCACTGGTCTGGGGCGCGGGAGTGCCGGTCTGCGACGAGGAGCCGCGACCAATCCCAGCGCGATCGGTGGAGCCAAGATGAAGCTCGGCACTGCTGGTGGCCGGGCTGCCGGCGGACTCCGCAAGCTCGGTCAGGGCATGGCGTCGCGTCCCGGTCTGACCGGTGGTGTCGCAGCCGGTGGTGCCGCAGCCGGAGTCGGTGGTGGCGCGGCCGCGATCGGCAACCGTAGGCGGTTCTGATGCAGAGCGCGTTCGGGGTCGACCACGGGGAGATCAACAAGGCGCGGCTGCCCAAGCTCCCTGGCGTCAAGGCAAAGCCGACCGGTGTGGGCGGGCCGACTGGCCCCCAGAAGATCAAGGGCGGGTTCAAGCGCGCGGTGGAGGCCCCGGTCTCGGTGGCCGGTGTCGGTCGGGCCGCCGGCGGGACCATGCGGGGTATCGGTACCTTCCTGGAGCGGAAGCCCGGCATCACCGGCTCGACACTCGTGGGGGGTGGCGGCGCGGCGGGCTACAAGTACCTGAGCCAGCGAGAGCCGAAGAAGAAGAAGAGCTGATGGCCACCTACACCTACGACGTGCCTGGGGCCACCGACAAGGACACCATCAGGTTCCTGCTCCAGGACACCGACCCCCACGATGCTGACGAGTGGGTGGTCTCGGACGAAGAGATCGGCTGGGCCTACGACACCTGGTACCCGATCTACAACAGCCACTCCTACGTGGCCGCGTTCCTGGCCGATACGATCGCGGCGCGTTACGCACGCGAGGCGTCCTACTCCGCCGACGGTGTGAGCGTCAGCCTCGGGGCTGTGGGGGATCAGTACCGGGAGCTGGCGGCATCACTACGGTCGCAGAACGCCGCACTGCACGTCGGGGGCTTCCCGGATGTTGGTGGGATCGCCCCCGACGAGCAGCTGCCTCCTGGAGTCAAGCCGTTCGCCTTCGGCAAGGGCATCCACGACAACATCGAGGCCGGCGCTCAGGAGTACGGCGGGGTGTACCCGCCGGACCAGTCGGTCGGTCCTCAGAACGTGCCGGAGTACGAGAAGATCGTCGAGCCGTGAAGCTCGTCTACCACGACCGGTTCGACGACCTAGGCACCGACTGGACCACCCGTGGTCAGGACTACCGCGAGGACTCCACGCTCGCCAAGTCGTCGGGGTCGGCATCAAGCATCAGGAACGGCGAGCTGCTGCTGAAGGTCATCAGGGACCCCAACAACCCCGGCAAGGTGCTGACCGGGCACGAGGGCACCGAGGGGAAGTTCGAGTTCACCTACGGCCGGGTGAGCGCACGGATCAAGATGCACGGCTACCACGGTGCGCACTCGGGCTTCTGGATCCAGTCGGTGGACCCCTACGCCCCCGGTCGCCCTGAGATCGACATCGTGGAGTGCTTCGGTGCCCACAACCCGAACCGCAAGGACGGCGTGTTCGTCTTCCACACGGTCTACTACCGGGACACCCCCGAGGGGCCGGTGCTGAGCGACCAGATCAAGGTGAACAGCAAGGACTTCGGGTCCTGGCACGAGGAGTACCACGACTACACGGTGGACTGGACGCCGACCGGGTACCACTTCCACATCGACGGGGTGCACACCGGCACCATCACCAAGGGGCTCAGCGACACCCCGAAGTACGTCGTCCTCTCGATGCTCGCGCGGGACTGGGAGAACCAGAACCTGAAGGAGCACTCGCTGGAGAAGTACGTGATGAAGGTCAAGTGGTTGAAGGTGTGGCAATGAGCATCGGTAGACGAGTCGTGTCCCTGGCTCCGGTGGCCGCAGTCCTGGCGGCCCTGGACAAGAAACGGCCTGACCGAGACCACCAGCGGGTCATCCATGACTCGATGTACACCGAGCTGCTCGGAGCGTTCAAGGCCCTCATCGAGGACTTCCGCGAGTACCGACGGACCCACCCCTGAGTGAGTTCAGTTCGCGCACACCACGTAGACCGTGAGTGACCAGGAGACGCTGGGCGGGAAGTCGTCGTCCTCGGCCACGTCGGCGGTCCAGGAGTTGGAACCCAGTGGGCTCGACCGACGTGGTACCAGGTCGGTGCTCAGCACGTTGGTCATCCAACCGCCTCCGGTCAGGTGGGTGCCGTTCTGGCAGGCCACAGTGATGCTCTTGATCGGGGAGTTGGTGCTGGGGGTGGAGGAGTTGAAGACCGTGGTGGTGGTGACGCCGGGCTCTCCCGCCGGACCTGCTGGACCCTGAGCACCGTCATGACCACGTAGCCCCCGAGGACCCACCTCGCCCTGCTGACCTGGGGCACCCTGCTCGCCCTGCTCGCCCCGGAAGCCACGCGGACCACGCGGTCCCCTGGAAGCGGGCCAGGTCGCCAATCGGAGCGGCTGCTGGCCCTCGGCACAGGCTTTCTTCAGCCGGACGTTGATGTCCCCGATGCTCGGCTCGGGTCCGGTGAGCTGCACACAGGCAGCGACGAATCCCTTCGCACCGAGCCGCTGGGGGTCGGCTGCCGAGCTGGGCACGGCAGAGATCAGGAGCAACGAGGAAACCGCGATAAGGATGTTTCTCATGTATGCAGTGTGCTCTAGTTGAGACGGTTTGGGCTGACAGGCACGAGACACTAGAACTATGACCAGCCCGATCTCTGCGGAGGCCCGACGGTACGTCCGGACCCGCGCCACCGAGGTGATGGAGTACACCTGCCAGGTCACCCGCGGACATGCCCCTGAGGGCTACGACGAAGACACCCTGATCTACACCCCAGCCGGCCTGGCCGAAGTGATCTACGAGGGCATCTGCCGGATCTGGGAGGTGACCAACGCCAACTCGGTGGTGGTCGGCGACATGGACGTCTACCAGGTGAACACCAACCTCTCGATCCCCTGGGACTCCATGGTGATCATCAAGCGCTTCGACGAGGTGGAGATCCTGACCGCACCCCAGGACAGCCTGATGGTGGGCAAACGGTTCGAGATCCAGAGCGGGGCCAAGGCTGGTGAGCTCCGGGCTACCCGGCGCTACGAGGTCACGGGGCTGTCGTGAGCGCAGTCGCGTACGCCGATGTCTCCCGGCTGGCCGAAGCCCTGAAGATGTCTGCTCAGCAGTCCGGGATCACCACCCAGCAGGTGCTGATCCAGGCCTCCAACCACATCCTGGCCGAGATGGAGTCCCGGGTGCCGGTGAGGTCCGGCGAGCTGCGGAGGTCGCTGCAGATCAAGGTGGAGACCGACAAGGTGACCATCGGCCCGAACACGCCGTACGCCGGCTACGTGGAGTTCGGCACCCAGCCGCACGAGATCCGACCGAAGTCGGCGGGCGGGGTGCTGGTGTTCACCATCGGTGGTCGGAAGGTCTTCACCAAGAAGGTGCACCACCCGGGCACCAAGGCCCAGCCCTACGTGCGGCCGGCCTTTGAGGCATGGGTGGACTCGCTTGGGACGATGGCAGCAGAAGCCAACGTGAAGGTGATCACTGACCATGCCTCCTAGTTCCCTCTCCCGAGGACCCATCACCAACCGGCTGCTGGCCGAGTTGGGGACGGAGGGTTTCCCGGTGGGCGACAACGCCTCGCCGACGGTGCCCTATGGGTGGCAGGGGGAGCCGAACGACCCAGGGTCCACCTTCACGCCCTGGCTCTCGATGTCTCCTGGAACTGCCTCCTTGCAGACCACCCAGGGGATGGGGGATTCCCAGTCCGAGTGGCGACTCAGCTACTCGGTGGTCTACGCCGGCCTGTCCCGGAAGCAGACCGAGGCGCTGGCCGACCGGATGCGGCTCAACCTGACGAACATCGCCCGGGAGTCCATCGACACGCCGACCGGTGCCTGGCGGATTCAGAAGACCACCTGCACCGCCATCGGGAACACCAGCCGGGTCGGCTCCGCCTATCCGGACTACTTCACACAAGCAGACTCGTTCGAGGTCTGGGTCACGAAGGGATAAGACATGGCACGAGTACAGCGGGTCAAGATCACCAAGGACGACGCAGAGGCCTACGTGATGCCGTCGGCCGTCGAGGCCTGGGAGCGCAATGGCTGGACGGCTGCAGATGATGGAAGTAGTGAGGAAGCACCGGCCGGCGAGTCTGTAGCTCCCGAGACTCAACCACCTACAGCTCCTGATGGCTCTGCTCCCGAGGCAGCGCAGACCACGAAGAGGAAGGCCCAGTAATGGCCCGGATCATCCCGAATGAGAACACCTGGATCGGGTTCACTACCGCGTCGATCACCAACATCGCGGCCCCGTCCACTGCTCAGGTTGGTGCCTGCATCGACCTCACCGGGCACTGCATCAGCCTGAACGCCTCGGCGCGCGGCAACACGGTGCCTACCCCGTCGTTCGACAGCCTGTTCGAGACCAGCACCGCTGGTACCTCGGCGGCCACCTTCGACGCGGACTTCTACCGTGATGACGAGGACGACCTGGCCTGGGAGACCCTGCCTCGTGGTGAGCGTGGGTTCTTCATGATCGCTCGGTTCGGTGGCTCTGGTGCCACCGACAACAAGCCGATCGCCGGGGACGACATCGAGGTCTGGCCGGTGATGATCACCTCGCGCACGATGGCGAACATGAGCTCCAACACGGTGCTCACGTTCACCGCTTCCTGCGCGGTGATGGTCGAGCCTGCGGAGAACGCGGTGGTCGGTTCCTAGTACACAGGTGCGGGGATAGCATCTGATCGACTACATCCCTGCACCCAGGAAGTGACCGATGCCCACAGCTGCAGCAAAGACCGCCGAATCCCGACAGAAGCAGTCCGAGCAGTCCAAGCGCGCCACCTTGGACATGCTCAAGAGCAAGCAGCGTTCGACCACCGAGTTCTCGCTCTACCTCTCGGACGGCAACGGCGGTACCAACGAGGTGACCCTGAAGTACCAGGCCATCGGGATGATGGCCTATGACCGGCTGGTGGCCAAGCACCCGCCCAAGCCGGAACAGCGTGCTGACGGGTCTTCCTTCGACATGGACACCTTCGCGCCGGCCCTGATCGCGGCCTGCTCGGTGGACCCGGAGATCTCCCCGGCCGAGGCCAAGGAGATCTGGAACTCGGAGGACTGGTCACGTGGTGACGTGATGGTCCTGTTCCGGAACGCCGTCGAGCTCAACAACCGGGGACTGGACGTCCCTTTCACCGAGAACGACTGAGGAAGGATGCCAACTTCAACCTAGAGATGTCCTACTGCTTCGAGAAGGGGATCCCACACTCGAAGTTCCTGAAGTGGGATGCGGAGGACAGGGCGAAGACCGTTGCCTTCGCCATGGAGTCCGCGCAGCGCTGCAACATGTGTGGGACCGCTCCGTGGGAGTGGGAGGAGAACAAGTTCGCCTACACCGCCCTCGACGACTTCTGTCAGGGCTGCTACCAGAAGGCGATGTACTCCGAACAGCAGGGCTCGTCACTGCCGGGCACCAATGTCAAACTGGTCCCGACAACCCCCAGGCTCTCCGCGCAGATGAAGATGAAGGCCCGGAAGCGTTCGCGCCTGAAGATGGACTAGGACCAGAGATGTGAGCAGTCAGCCGGTCGAGGCCAACGTTGTACTGACAGCTGACAACAGCGCCTACGACCAGTCGATGGTCCAGTCCGCCGGCGCGACCAACGACCTTGGCAAGTCCATCGACTCGCTCGGGCAGAAGATCAACCAGCTCACCAAGATCGCCGGCAAGAGTCTGATCGGTATCTCGGTAGCCGATGTCGCGGTGATCACCGGTGCCACGGCGGCTTGGGCCGCCTACGAGAAGCAGGTCACCAGGCTGCAGTCCCAGTCCGCGGTGCTGACCCGTAGCCAGGACAACCAGACCAAGGTGATGAAGGACTACACCACCGCGGTGAAGAGCCTGCGCACCGAGTACGGCACCACCACCACCGAGGCTGCCAAGCTCATCGAGACCCTCTCCAAGCTCACCAACGTCCGGCAGAGCAGAGATCTGAAGGACCTGTCCAAGGTCTTCGTGGACATGTCGCACGCCACCGGGGAGAGCTCTGAGGGGCTGGCTAGCTCGCTGCTCAACCTGCAGAAGGTGATGGGCACCCCGATCAACGCGAAGAACACTCGCGACTACGCCGACCAGTTCACCTACCTGGCCGCCCAGACCAACACCAGCGCCCAGTCGCTGATCGAGTTCACCACCCAGCTGGCTCCGATCGGTCGCTCGATCGGGATGACCCAGAACCAGGTCACCGGGTTCGCCACCGCCTTCGCCCGCGCCGGTCAGGACGGCCAGGGCGCAGCCACCGTCTTCAACAAGGTCACCTCTGACATCGCCCAGTCGATGGCGACCGGCTCTCCCGAGCTGCAGCACTACGCCAACATGCTGGGCGTCACCTCCAAGCAGCTGTCCAAGATGGACAAGGGCGAGGCGCTGGCCGAGGTACTGGAGTACCTGTCCTCCCAGGGACCGAAGGCGGTCGTCGAGCTCCAGCGGCTGGGCCTGGAGGGACCACGGACGCTGCGCTCGATCACTGCGGTGATCAACGAGCAAGGCGGTGTCCGACAGGCCCTGGGGATGGCTGCGGCTGGCTCCGGGTCCAACGCAGCCGCTGAGGGGGCCAAGGCCACCGAGACCCTCTCCATGCAGATGGACCGACTGCAGGAGACCATGAAGTCCACCGCCGAGACGATGGGCAGCTACTTCGGTCCGGTTCTGGAGAAGTTCGTCAGCGGTCTGCAGTTCGCTGCCGACATCGCCCAGAAGCTCGCCGAGGGGCCGATGGGCAAGTTCCTGGGGATGGTGATGAGCATCGTGGCCCCGCTGGCCGCTGGAGGCGGGGCGCTGCTGCTGTTCGCCGGCACCTTGCTCAAGGTGGCTGCTGCCTTCGCCCTGGTGCGCAACAGCATGGCCCTGGGCGCGCGTGAAGGCTTCCGTGGTGGAGCCTCGATCACCCAGACCCCGGAGGGCACCTTCGCCGGGGCCGGTGGTGCTGCGCTCGGCAAGCGGGGTGGGCAGATCGCTGAGGGTGGTACCTGGTTCCAGCGTGGTCTGTACAACGCTGGCCAGCCTCTGGGCGCAGGGATCGCCGGCGGGCTCGGCGGCATCCGAGGTGGCTATGACGCAGCGCGTGGCTGGTGGGACCCGGCGTACAAGCCCGCAGCGGCGCGTGGGCTAGGGTCCTACGCCGCCGGCGGTATCGGCCGGGCCATGGACATGATCCTGACCCCGCAGTTCGACCAGATGCGGTACCAGGACCCGTCCAAGCGCACCGCCAGCCGGATGTTCTCCAGCCAGTTCTTCCCAGGCACCAGGCCGCCCACGATGATGGAGATGGCCTCTGCCGGCGCTGTCAGCCAGGCCGAGCAGCGCGTTGGTACGGCAGGTGCGGTCCTCTCCTCGGCCCAGGCTGCCAACGACCCCCGCGCACTGGCCAGGGCTCAGGCGGAGATGCAGCGGGCCAGCGCCGACCTGGTGGCGGCCAACGACCAGCACACCCAGACGGTCAAGCAGTCCACCGAGGCTCAGAAGCTCAACACCGGTGAGGTGAACAAGGGCTCGGTCGGCTACCGCAGGTTCGCTCGGTCCCTCACCGGGGTCGGCGTCGGCGCTGGTGGAGCCGTCGTCGGTGGTGCTGCGTCCCTGTGGCGCTCGCCGATGGGAGTGCCCGCCGCCGGCATGCTCGGCATGGGCGCGATGAGCGCGATGGGGGTGCAGTCCAACACCCTGATGATGGCCGGCATGGGGGCGATGATGGGCCCCTGGGGCGCTGCCGCTGGTGCGGGCGTCGGGGCCATCGTGGACGCTGCAGCGGCCAACGACGAGGCTGCGGACTCACTCAAGAACCTGAACGACCAGGCTAAGGAAGCCTCACGGAGCGGCCAGGGGCTTGGTGCGCTGTACGACGAGGCGGACCGCACCAAGACGATGGTGTCCGAGCTCAAGGACAGC